TTGATGAGGCAGCATTTATTGAAAATATAGATACAATATGGGCATCTGCTCAACAAACTCTAGCCACTGGGGGAGGAGCAATAGTATTATCAACCCCATTTGGGACAGGTAATTGGTTTCACAAAACATGGGTAAAAGCAGAAGCCCAAGAAAATGATTTTTTACCAATTAAATTACCATGGTATGTTCATCCTGAACGAGACGAGGTATGGAGAAAAAAACAAGACGAAAGACTAGGAGACCCAAGAATAGCAGCACAAGAATGTGACTGTGAATTTGCAACATCAGGAGATATAGTATATTATCCTGAACATCTTGAATATTATATAACAACTCATGTTAAAGATCCTTTAGAAAGAAGAGGAATAGATTCTAACTTATGGATATGGGAATACCCAGATTATAGTCGAGATTATATGGTGATAGCGGATGTAGCTAGAGGTGATGCTAAGGATTATTCTGCATTTCATATTTTTGATTTAGAAACAAACGCTCAAGTAGCTGAGTTTAAAAGCCAATTACCACCTAAAGAATTTGGTTATATGTTAAATAGTATAGCATCAGAATACAATGAAGCATTACTTGTTGTAGAGAATTCAAATATGGGTTGGGCAACATTAGATGCAATTCAAGAAAGAGGATATAGAAATTTATATTTTTCACCTAAAAGTGATAATTTAACAGCAGAGTCGTATTATACAAGATATGAAGATACTTCTAAAATGGTACCTGGTTTTACTACTTCTTTAAGAACAAGACCTTTAGTAATAAATAAAGGAAAAGAATATATGGGGGACCATAGTGTTATAATTAGGTCAAAAAGATTAATTGAAGAAATGAGAGTTTTTATATACAAAAACGGAAGACCAGAAGCACAATCAGGATATAATGATGATTTGGTTATGTCTTTTAATATAGGGATGTATGTAAGAGATACAGCTTTAAAAAATAAACAACAAGGTTTAGAAATGACTAAAACAGTTATAAATAATATATCAAGAGCACCCCAATATCAAGGAGCATATTTTGCATCAGGAAATGATAATCCATATGCTATGAAGATAGGACAAAACCAAAATGAAGATATAAGTTGGTTAATTAAATAAAAAAACAAATGGCAGATACAAGTATATTTACTCGATTAAGACGATTATTCTCAACAGATGTTATCATTAGAAATTCTGGTGGAAATCAGATTAAAGTAATAGATGTTGATTCAATTCAACGAAGCGGAAAATACGAAACTAATGCTTTAATAGATAGATATAGCAGAATATATTCTCCTAATACTACTTCATTATATGGGCAACAATTAAATGCAAATTATCAATATTTAAGAGCTCAATTATATTCTGATTATGACATAATGGATAGTGATGCTATTATAGCTTCATCCTTAGATATTATAGCTGACGAAAGTTCATTAAAAAATGAAATGGGTGAAGTTATGCAAATCCGTAGTTCAGATGAGGATATTCAAAAAATATTATATAATCTATTTTATGATATTTTAAACATAGAGTTTAATATGTGGTCCTGGGTTAGACAAATGTGTAAGTATGGAGATTTTTTCTTAAAACTAGAAATATCAGAAAAATTTGGAATATATAATGTAATTCCATATACAGCATATCATATCATGCGTCAAGAGAATTATGATAAAAATAATCCAACAGCAGTAAGATTTCAATTTAGTCCTGATGGTTACGTAGGTGGAGGATCAGGAATGTATCCAACCCCAAATAACACATATAATGACCCAAGTAGCATATGTTTTGAAAATTATGAAATGGCTCATTTTAGATTATTAACAGATGTTAATTATCTTCCATATGGTCGCTCATATATAGAACCTGCTCGTAAATTATTTAAACAATATACTTTAATGGAAGATGCTATGTTAATCCATAGAATTTCTCGTGCACCCCAAAAACGTGTTTTTTATATAAATGTTGGTTCTATCCCTCCAAATGAAGTAGAAAATTTTATGAAGAAAACTATCACAACTATGAAGAAAACACCTTACATAGATGATAGAACAGGAGAATATAATCTTAAATATAACATGCAAAATATGTTAGAAGATTTTTATATACCTGTTAGAGGAAATGATAGCGCTACTAAAATAGATACTACACCTGGATTAGAATATGAAGGTATAAAAGATGTAGAATATTTAAGAGATAAACTATTTGCAGCTTTAAAAGTACCTAAAGCCTTTATGGGCTACGAGAAGGATTTATCAGGTAAAGCAACATTAGCAGCTGAAGATATTCGTTTTGCTCGCACAATTGATAGGATTCAACGTATTATATTATCCGAGTTATATAAGATAGCTTTAGTTCATTTATATGTACAAGGTTATAGAGGAGAAACATTAACTAATTTTGAACTTTCATTAACTACACCTTCAATTATATATGATCAAGAACGTATTGCTTTAATGAAGGAAAAAGTAGATTTAGCTAAAAATATTATGGAAGCACAACTACTACCATCAGATTGGATTTACCATAATATATTTCATTTTAGTGAAGACCAATATGATGAATATAGAGATCTATTATTACAAGATGCTAAACGTAAATTTAGATTAGGTCAGGTAACTGAGGAGGGGAATGATCCATTAGAAACTGGTAAGTCATATGGTACACCCCATGATTTAGCAGCATTATATGGTAAGGGAAGAACAGCATCTGACCCAAATAATCTTCCTAAAGGATATGATGAAGATGTAAAATTAGGAAGACCCGAAGAAAAAGTATCAAATATTAACACTCAATATAATGCATTTGGAAGAGATAGATTAGGTAAAACAGATATGAAAATAGATGACCAACCCGATTTTAATAGTAAAGCGTTAACTGAGCAAATATATCTCAAAAATAAACAATTTTTAAATGAAATAGAAAAAAAATTAGTATTTCAAAGTGATAAATCAAAAGAATCATTACTTAACGAAAATCAATTACGAGATTAATATTTTACATATATTTATAATAAAACTACTATAAATCATGGCCTTAATTAAACACTCTAAGTTTAAAAATACTAGTATATTATTTGAACTTTTAGTTCGCCAAATAACAGCAGATACACTAGCAGGCAAAAACTCAGAGGCTACAGGTATTTTAAAAAAATATTTTAGTAAAACAGAACTAGGACGTGAGTATAAATTATATGATAGTTTGATTAAACGAACTAATTTGACTGAGGCAAAAGCAGAAATAGTAATTAATACTGTTTTAGATAATATTAAACAACTTAATCGTACTGTTTTAAGAAAACAAAAATATAACTTAATAAATGAAATTCAAAAACATTATATTTTAGAAGATTTTTTTAAAACCAAACTACCTCATTACAAAACACAGGCAGCAATATATACATTAATAGAAACATACAACTCAGGTAAGAAAATATCACATGAACAGGCTATTGCTAATAAAATGGTAATTCTTGAACATTTAACTTCATCTAATAAAACTAAAGAACCAAAAGTAGATTTTATTAATGAGTTTTCTACTTATGATAAAGATACTCGAATTTTAACTTATAAAATATTATTAAATAAATTTAATGATAAATATTCTGATTTTAGTAATGAGAAGAAAATAATACTTAAAGAATTTATTAATAGTGTAGATAATGCAAGTAAATTAAAAGATTTTTATAATGATAAAATTAATGAAATAAAAACTAAACTTACTTCATTAAATAAAAAAACAAAAAATCAAATTACACAAATTAAAATTAATGAAGTATTAAATTTATTAAATCCAATAAATAAGAATATTAAAATAAATAATGAACATATAGTTAATCTATTACAATATTGTGATTTATTAGAAGAACTTACAAACATAAATGGAAAAAACTAACCCCGCTCATATTCATACCAAACAAAGTGGAGTAGATCCTGAAACAGGAACTGTTACTTGGGATGTTACTTATAAGGCGGATTATGCTTTAGTTTACAAAACATTTAAACATCTTATTAAATTATATAAAGAATTTTCTAATTTTGATGAAGTAATAAAGGATCATAAATTTAAAGAAATTCAAAATGGTCTAAATTATTTATGGAATCAATTTAGAACGCATATAAGGAATGAATATCCTACTCGCTATAAGCTGTTAAGGCCTTTAGATGAAGAAAGTACAACAGGAACCGGAGGAGGATTTACTCCTGGTGAAAGTGAAAATTATGCTACACCTTTTGCTTTTAATTCTGATAAAAAAGCAAACGGAACTAAAAATAATTACTATTATAAATTAGGGTGGAAACCTGTAAAATTAAAAGAAGACACTCAGCCTTATATGAATTCTTTAAATTTACAAGATGATTCGTTAAAACAATTTATAGAAACTAGAGTATCTGATTTTGATAAAATTGAAGATAAATTAAATACTTTAATTCCTTTACTTAAAAAAGCAAAAACAAATACAATGGATTATTATAAAAATAATCCTGATTTCAAAATAAAATATGGTACTGATTTAGCAGTAGATTATTTAGATGATTTAATAACTTTATTTAAAGATAAAAAATGAATACAATACAAACAGAATATAACCTAATTAAAGAAGGTAAAGGCAACAAACAACAACTTCTAAAACAAGCAAGAGCCCTATTCCCAGGATATTTTAATCAATATACTACATATAATACTGCTATTAGTGTTCTTAAATCTAAAGGCATAATTAGTGAAGTAGGAGGTGTAGTATCTAAAGGGTTTGATATTTGGGATTGGAAAAAAATATTAACCGAAGAAACAAAAGCAGAAGAGAAAAAAGTATCTAAAGAAGTTGAAAAAGCAGACGAAAATGCTTTTAATGATGAAGATGTTAAAAATCCTGATAACATCAATTTTAACGAAATCATGAAGGGATTTTATACTGAATTAAAAGATGAAAAAAATCAAGATAAGACACCTGAAGAACTTAAAAAAATAGTACTTAAAAATTTATCTAAAGATTGTTGTTTTTATACAAAAGATGGAGAATTTGGAACTAAAGGGGTAGGATATAAAGATAATACTCCTGGATTAAGTAACAAAACTCAACCAAAAACAAAAGAATCAACAACACTAGGAGGACATGACAAAGTAGAAACAGATAGTGATATTGTTAAAGATAGTTTAGTTGGTTCTGCTAAGAAAAATGTTAAAGATACTTTAAGCGATTCTGAAGCTAAAGTAAATCCTCCTAAAAAAGTTAAAGTAATGGACATAACTCCTCAAAATTCTAAAGGAGTTAAGAAAATGGATTTACCTGGAAAAGAGAAAAAAATTAAACTTAAAGAAACAATTGAATATATTCCTGAAGAAGAAGTAGAAGAGGGAATGTATCAAGGAAGAATAGTTAGTCCTAAAGCAGGAGGAAGTTTAGGTGGTAAACGTTTTATCCCTAATGTTACAGTTATATCAAAAAAAAGCGTAGATGATATTAATAGACAAGGGGAAAAAAGAATAAATTGGAATAAACCTCACATTAAATTAATCAAAAAAGATGATGAAACTAGAATGTTAGTTTCTCAAATGTTAGTTGATACAATTGGGAGTGCTCAAAGAGGTCGTTCAGCTTTAAGTATTAATGTATCTAAAGCTGGTACAGGTATTACACCTAATGAGACTCAAGAATTATCTGGTGAATTCAAAAAGCTAATTAAAGTATTGAATGCTAATAATAAATTAGTAAAAAATGGTGAATATTATTTATTAGATTTACCTGTTAAATACAATGAAAAAAGAGACCAATATGAATTGCCTTTACCTAGTAACGTAGCTGAAGAACTTGAAGAAAACAGTCTTCGTTCTCTAATTAGTAAAATGATTAAAGAAGAAATAAAAAATGGATACTAAACAATTACTAATAGAGGTTAATCCTCTAAAACTTACTCCACAAACAATATCTGAATCATTGAAAAACAATGGTGGTAAGTTAATTGTTGAAACTTTATTAGCTACTGCTGAAGTAAAAAATGGAAATGGAAGATATTACTCTCGTGAATTATGGGAACGTGAATTAAATAAATATTTAAATGATGCTATAAAAATTCGCAACTCAGTAGGTGAATTAGACCACCCAGACAGTCAAGTTATTAATTTAAAAAATGTATCTCATTTAGTAACTGAAGTATGGTGGAGTGGAGATAAAATAATGGGGAAATTAGAAATACTAAATACACCCTCAGGAAATATAGTAAGAAATTTACTTGAAGAAGGGATAACAATAGGAGTTTCAAGCCGAGGAATGGGTACACTTAAACAAATAGGTGAAACTCTTGAAGTACAAGATGATTTTGCTTTGCTTTGCTGGGATGTGGTCTCTAACCCTTCTAACCCAGGCTCATGGATTAAATCTTCTTCTATAAATGAATCAATATCATATAATAGGACAGATTATAGTAAAATTAATTCAATAATCACTGATATTTTATGTTCACAAGGAACATGTCCTGTTTGGTAATTTACCCCTTCTAGAATAGAATTTTAGAACCAATGCCTCTCAAAAGAGGCATTTCTTTTTAACACTTTGCGACTTTGATGAAACATGTATATACGTATACTCGATTATGCCCAATCCTATGAGGCATTAAAAACAAAAATATTTATTAAGCTTTGGAAATCCTTCCTTATTAAGCTTACTTTCCACAAATAAAATTTAGGAAAAATGTCAAAAAACAGAGATTTGCTTAAAGAAGCAATCGCAGACGCTAAAACTGTAAAAGAAACAGCAATAGCAAATGCAAAAATGGCTCTTGAAGAAGCATTTACTCCCTACTTAAAAGAGAAACTCTCAGCCAAACTAAACGAAATGGAAGAGGAAGAAGAACTTGAAGTATCAGAGGAAGTGGTTCCCGAAGCCGAAACATCATTAGATGATGAAGTATCATTAGATGAACTTCTAGCCGAATTAGAAGGCGAAGAAACAAATGAAGAACTTACATTAGACGAGGCTGCTAAAAAAGAAAAAGAAGACAAAAAATCTGACGAAAAGAAAGATGAAAAAAAGTCTGAAAAGAAAGAAGCTAAGAAAGATGAAGATGATTTAAATGTAGAAGAAATGTCAGAAGATGATTTAAAATCATTCATTGAAGGTGTAATTAAAGACATGGTTGAAGCTGGAGAATTAGAAGCTGGCCATGAAGAAGGTGAAGAAAGTGAAGATGAAGTAGTTCCTGAAAAATCCGAAGTGCCTACAGAAGCACCTGAAGTTGCAGGAG